GGCATGTTTAGTAAGCAACTCACCTCTCCACTTGCTACCGAGGGAGTCACAGTTGTCAGCGATGTACTTCAACCCCTTCCTATCAATAATGTCGAGGAACTTATCAAAGTCGTAGGGATTACCAAGGACGGGTGATGAGAATGCAGCAACAGTCCTGTCTGTTATCTTTGATTCTAATTGATCAAGATCCCAATTCAAATCATCCTCATTTATATCCACAAAAACAGGTTTCAACCCTGCCTGTATTATTGGGTTGATGGTAGTAGGAAAACCACATGCACACACAAGTATTTCATCTCCATCTTTCCAATCAAAATATTTTTTTAGTGCTGCTATCATCACAAGATTAGCAGACGAACCACTATTAACCATGACAGAATATTTCATGTCAAAAAAGTTAGAGAACCTCCTCTCAAACTTGTTTACATTCTCACCTGCAGGCAACCATTTACCTGTGAGCAATGCACTAATTGCTGCTGTGGGTTCTTGATGATCCCAGTAAGGACCTGAATATAATATCGGATCTCCCTCTTGCCAATCTCTATTGGGGAGGAAAGGAAACAAATCATATCCCTGTTGTTCTAATGTAAAAATAAAATTACTTACTTGTTCGCTTACGCTATACATAAATCCTTTACAATGAAATCGTTGCTGATGTGTTGTTCAAAACCAAGTGATTGAAGTTTCGATGTGTCAAGATAGAAGTCTTTTTTCTGCACATCCTTATGAAACTGTGGTGGTTCTACATTTATTATATTACCACGAGTTCTTGTATAATGCTTTGCAAGATCAATCATCTCTTTGACAGTTGTGGGTTTGCCAGATCCAATATTATAGATCTCGTTAACGTCACCCTTGTCCATGACAAGTTTGATTGCTCTGCATACATCATTGACATGCATTATATCACGGATGTGTGATCCATTATCGTATATTTTTATATCTCTATCTTGCTTGAGTTCTTTTATCATCCATGTAATAGCATTCTTTTTTCTACTTGTTTTTCTATCACCCTCTCCCATGACATTGCACAGTCTAAGTATTCTATACTTCATCCCAGTAGTTTTTGCGAAAGATATAATAAGATCCTCTGCACACTTTTTGGTGATGGAGTAAAATCCAGTGGGTCTACAATCAAAACTCTCTTTTGCAGGGATGATTTCTTGTTTTCCATAAACAAACCATGATGAAATAAAATTAAATGTGATGTTCTCACTCCTACAAAAATCTAGAACTTCGCATAGAACTCGTAAGTTTGTGTCAACATCTAATGTTATTTTATCATGAACATTGTAGTTGTGCACGGTTGATATGAAATACAATATGTCATCATGTGATGGCACTCTCTCATCTCTGTCCTGTACGTACACCTCTGACTCGTACATGTCATTGAATTTACTTCCAATAAAACCTTTTCCGTATAAGGAAATCATGTGAATCGCTCCAAATAATGTGTGACAGTTGCTCTAAGACCAACATGAAATTTTGTTGTAGGTCTCCATCCTGTTCTTTGTGTTATCTTACTATGATCCATTCCATATCTTTTGTCAACGCCAGGTCTCCCTTCATTATAATCAATAAGATCATATGGTTTGTTTAACATGTCCAATATCATTTTAGTTACATCAATATTTTTCAATTCATTGTCACCACCTATATTGAAGTGGTCATTGATGACACGTTGTTCCTCAAGTTCCCATATGGCAGCACAATGATCTTGCACATACAACCAATCTCGTATGAGATTACCCTTACCATGCATGTATGTTACTTTGTTTTCTAACGCATTAGATATTACAAGAGGTATCAACTTTTCTACGTGCTGATGCCTACCATAATTGTTAGAACAATTAGTAATGATGTAAGGTATACCATAAGTATTATGCCAAGATTTAACAAAATAGTCAGACGCTGCTTTGCTCGCTGAGTATGGATTTCTTGGATTGTATGGTGTGGTCTCCTTGAATAAGATTTTGTCATGATACTCCAGTGAACCATACACCTCATCAGTTGAGATGTGATGGAATTTTTCTACTTCATTTTTAAGACTGGCATTCAATAGATTGATTGTGCCGATCACGTTTGATTCTAAGAACGGTCTGTAATTTGCTATAGATCTGTCAACATGACTCTCTGCAGCAAAATGAAAAACTTTTCTAGGTTTGTATTTGTCAAAAATATAATTTACATTTCTTTCATTTGATATGTCACACCACTCAAATATAAATTGATCTGTCCTTGGGATAAAATTTATGTCAGATGCGTATGATAGATTGTCAACAACAACTACGGGTTCTAATAAGTCTGTGTTTGTGCTGATGTAATGTAAGAAGTTACTACCGATAAACCCTGCACCACCTGTCACCATGTATGTCATAGGTATTGACCCCATGCATTTTCTCTTGCCCTATCAAAATCATCAGCGATCCTTACAATATCATCTTCCATACATTTACCACGTTGCACCTCAATTATTCTCATACCTCGCTCACCACCTTTGATACGATGACGTTGTTCGATACCTATAAAAAAGGTATCACCTACCTTAGCATTTTCCTCAAGGTCATTCCTTGTGATAACACCATCACCCTCAACAACGACCCAGTCTTCAGTGCGATACCTATGAAACTGATAAGAGAGTCTCAAGTTAGGTTCTACCCACAACTCTTTGACACAATACTTATCACCTCTCTGGAGGACTCTGAACCATCCCCAAGGTCTAATCTCTTTTTCCATAACATCAATTATATCTCTATCTAGTCATGAAGTCAACATACTTATTTGATGTGATAAGATTCACATTGATTGCAATTCTGTACTCATCAGATGTGGTGGCGAGTGGCATGTGTACAGCATTGGCAGGGAATACAATCAACTCTCCTTCTACAGGATTGTACTCGTAATCAACAAAAGATATGCCACCATCTGCAGGTTTCTTCATGTAAAAAACTGTAGAGATATCTCTCTCCACATCGTTATGATTATGATAAGTCATCTGATTTCTCTTCGAGTTTGATACGTACACCCATGCTGTTCTGTTTACGATATCTATTTTAGGATACATATCTACCACTGTCTCTTGTATCTTATCAAATAGTGGTATAAAAAGATGTTCATTATTAGGTGATATAGGAAACACCCACTCACCAGTTTTATATAATTTGCTACTCCACTTGTGTTGTAGTATGAGTTTATTGCATAACAAATTGTGATCATCTGTCCAATCAAAACCTAAATGCTTAGATTTTATTTGCCCCATATTTGCACTGTTCTCCTGTTGTGCCTTGTTGTAGGTGTTACACAATGCTCTTCTAGTTTGTCGTTTATGACAAGGGTGCCTGCCTTGGGACACAACCATTTATCATTGTACAAAAACAAACCACCCCATCGTTTGTTCCAATCATTTAGATATAATGTGGCAGCAAAAACATGACCCTCATCTGTATGCCAGTTAATCCCTGATCCTTTATTCCAATAATGATAATTAAGATTGATTATTTTTGTGGGTGGTAATAGATCTACTATCGCTGCTCTTATTTTTATTAAAATATGTTGTGATGGTGTGGCAGCAAGGCACGTACCATCAATGCCCTCATAGAGAGAGCATGACCAAGTCGTATTGCTTGCAGACCACACCCTCTCATGTGCTTTTAAATAATGATCAATCTCTTGATTGCAACGATACAAAAGATTATCAGATACTGCCTGCTGTAGCACCTGCATTTGTCACTGCCAAATCATTGTCAAAAATTTCTAGTCCTTTGTCTGTAAGGATGTGATTGTACATCTTATCAAACACTGAAGGTGGCATGGTTACAATGCCTGCTCCTTTTTGGAATGCATGTGACACACTCTTGACATCTCTTATAGATGCTGCAAGAATTTTTGTCTCGTTAACATATTGCATATCATATATGTCATGAATCTCTTCAATAAGATTCAATCCCTCTGCTGAGTTGTCATCCAACCTACCAACAAAAGGTGATACATATGCTGCACCTGCTTTTGCTGCAAGAATTGCTTGTGCTGCATCAAATATCAAGGTGACATTGACTCTTATTAATTCTTTTCTCAATTGCTTGCATGCTCTGAGTCCATCTGGTGTGCAAGGCACTTTGATTGTAGCAATATTTTTACCGAATGTTGTGGCAAGTCTCACACCCTCTGACACCATGTCAAAGGTTGAACCTGCTACCTCCATGCTTATATCATTGACTCCTATGTTTCTTATCTCTTGATAAACTTGCTCAGGATCTCTACCACTCTTTCTTATAAGTGTTGGGTTGGTTGTGACACCATCGATGAGTCCAGTCTCAAAACGCTCACGAATTTGATCGGTGTCTGCTGTGTCTAGAAAAATGTTCATGTCAGAATGTGAAATAATTTAAATTGATTACGCACTTTGTTTTGCTGTTGAGTTGACTTACACCACGGTGCTTTTTGTCAGAAGAAAATCTAACAAAACGATTGGCAATGCAGTCAACCCTTGTGCCATCGTCAAACTCAGTGTACCCATCACAGGTATTTACGTAGTATATAGCAGTTGTCATGAAAGTGCAAGGTTTGTTGTTGATTGCAACATCATAATGCCACTCACTCTTATATCTTTTTGGTTTGACAGGTTCAAGGTTTGCCTTTACTCTATGCAAAGCTACGAATCCTATCTTATCGAGTAGAGGTCTTACCACATCAATCTGCTGTGAGACTATGTGTCTTGTTGTTCCTGTGACAGAGTGAAATGAATAAAATAGGTGTGTGAATTGATAATTACTCACTTCATCCTCACCCATTGATACCTTTCTATCATTGTATTTCCATGGCAGCAAACCATCCTTCAGCATCATATTTTTTATGTCCTTATGCTGCTTAGGGTTCAAAAGATTGTCTATGACTTGAATCAAAATGTGTAAAAATGCTTCCTATAAATAGGCTAGCATACTATAGGATAAATTTCTATGAAAAGACTATTGTTTGTCTTTACGTTATTATCTATAGGACTCCCTGCAAGAGCAGATATTACGCATAAATTATCTAGCAGCATTCAACTTCAAGTAAATGCAGCAGCAACGCAGGTTGAAAGAATTGGGTCGTCGTTCTCAATAACTGGGAACGGTGTGGACACAACAGATGGCACCACAGCAGGCACAGTGTCAGTAGGCACCATAACCTCAGGTGTATATGCACCTGGCACAATAGCAGCGACACAGGATGTGCCTGGTGCAGCGTTCAGCTTCACCCAGTCATACACCCAAGCTGACGCTGTGCCCCAATCAGCTCCAACAGTGGGTGCTGTAGGAAACTTCAGTAATCAAACTTCTACTGCTGCTGGTACAAA